ATATCGGCGGCTGTTTCATCACCTACCCTGATTGCGTTAGCATTCGTCCCATAAGTGCCGTCAAGCACCCGTAACGCCTGCCACCAGAGGTCTGCCACATCAGCGCACCCGCCCACGGCCCCCGCCTGATGGATTTTACCAGTTCCTGCCGCTATGGCGGTAGTGGCAAAAGTCACCCCGCGAACGCATGAAGTACAGGTAGAAATCCCGCTTGAAGCGGCCCCCACCGTACCCAAAACGATAATCTCGTAATTCGGATTCGGGGAACTTTCCGACCCCTTATCGGCAACCACCACAAGGTTAGTGCGGTTGGCCGCTATCGGCTCCCTTGCCACGCCTGTCACCCTGTCAAAGAATTTCAGGTACAGGGTAGTTCCGTCGGCAGTCGCCTGCCTGTCAAAGGTGAACCCAAGGTTTGTTTCTAAATTAAGCGTCGTTATTTTCGCCATTGTATCTAAGAATTATAAGGTATTGCGTAAGCATATCCGTTTTCATTTGAAGTCGTGGCCACCTCGTCATTAAGCCCCTGTATCTTGTAACCGTACCCCCTGAGTGACCACCCCTCACCGTCGGCATTATTGTACACTTTAAATTTGAATTCACTTCCATACTGGATATTCTTGATGGCAATACGGGCCTTGAAATCGTATAAGGGTGTCGCATTACCGTGGAAGCCCCCTCCGGCATAAGAATCACCGATCCAGTTATCGCCTATGAAACCCCCGCCTGTCCCTTTGGTAAGGTGTGAGTCATTTATTTTATAAAGTTCAGTCCTGCCATCCACATCAATCTGAACATAAATTGTCGAACCGATTGTCTTTGAACCGACCAGATCAAGCCATTTCCACTGAATCCTGTTACCAAATGTAAAAGTCTTGCTCTGAAAGGCCCGCTCATAACCGAATCCGTTATCGGAAAAGTTATTGTTGAATTTGAATAATTTAGCCTCACTGGCACTCTGCGCAATCAGCATATCCCGCCCATTTGAATCATGGAATCTCTTTATATCGGCAAAATTCATGCCGTTATAAAGTGTCCATGACCCGAATTCAAGTGACTGGACAAAAGCGTAATCATTAGTCTGTGAATGTTCAAAAGGAACTATGCATATGTATTTATCCTCCCATTTCTCGGCGTTTATCTTATCGGCATACTGGAAGTTTATCCGCCTGACTGTAGGATTGATGTTGTAGCTGATGGCATTAGGGTTGTTCGTCGTAGCCAGATTTTCCACCACCCCGTAAGCCTCAAAACCATTCTCACTCAGGTAATAGGCTGATTCGCCCTGTGAGTTGGCAATCGGAACGACCGACCCCGTGGCGATACAGCCGGAACATGAGTTTTTGCGTTCCTTGAAAGCGAACCTGACACAAATATCGCTGGTATCAAAAGAAATCTCAATAGGGAATATTGACCTTTCTTTAAACACCACCGGAGTGTCATTGACCGTGCCTACCCAAGTAATATCCTGACCGTCACCCAGCCCCACGGTTGAATTGGAAGCGATACCCGTCGTCCAGTCATCGAATTCATCAATATCAGACCATTGCAGGGTTGTCGGGGCTGTCAGACCAACACCCATCAGCGAATGATTGACCTGACCCCATACCTTTGAATCGGGGGCATTTGTAACGTTGGCACTTGCACCAGTGCCCGCCCATGACTGAGTAACATTAGCGGCAAGCCCGTTACCGTAAATGGCTGTATTTTCAAACACCGATCCCCTCACGCTTCCCGAATCAGTACCAAGAGTTCCTATTTCAACGGGTGTTCCCGTTGCCGATACTGAATAATAAGCCTTGCCGTTGCCGTAAAAGGAAAGCAGGTACTCGCCCGAATCCGTCCCGTAAGTCCTGTAATAGGGAAGTAACCCCCTGCCACCGTAATTAACCGCTACTTCACCCCAGAGTTCATACCCTGTACGGCATATCACACGGCCCCTGTTTTTCACGTCCATATTCAATATGAAAGGCGATTCATTGTCTTTTAATTCTCTCGGTTCATCATGAGTATTGACACCGCCAGAGGCAATGTCGCTTATCCAGAAATAATCTTTAACAGCCATTTAGTTGTCTAATAAAATATGATCATCGAAATAAGTTGAAACGGTCTGTAATTCCTCCGTTTCCTCGCTCTGGTTCCTTAAATTCGCCTGTATAAATTCTTTCGCCAGTTCCATCTTCGTACCCGCCTCGGCCTGTCTGTCATTCGATAACAGCCACCACGCCGCCAGAGCGCATAAAGCGTCGTCCCAGATGGCGTTAAAATAAGATGAATCCGAATCCGAAGCCATATCGGCGGGGAGTTTCAGATACCGCATGGTAAGGCTAGTAGTATCGGCTGGATATACCCATATTTTCCTTGTTCCCGAATCGTCCTTGATCGTCCACGTGTTATTGATGTCCTTGTCAAAATCATTGACATTTTTCCTTGTAAAATCGGTATCACTGGAATTATAAACCCTTACCCATCTTAAATAATCAGCAGGAATGGTAGTCTTTCCGCTGGTGAAAGTTAAAGTCGTTTCAACCGCTAACTCATCAATATAGTAATTGAAAAGCAGGTACTTTCTGGCATAGTTCAGTCCTGCGGTCTGCTGATCACCGTTATAGATGTACTGAGCGCCAAGATAGCGGGTAAGCGTTGATTTGAGTGATGAAAGAACTGACATAGTGGTTGGTTTTAATCAGAAAGTCTTATTTTTGTTCCTAATTTCCCCAGCAGTTTATAAATCTTCGCTTTCTTCTTTTCTTTTTTGATCATTTTCTGAATATCGGCCTCCCTTTCCTCATGTCTTAATCTGGTGGCAAGGTTCCAGTCCTTGAAAGGCTTGCCTTTATCAAGTGCCATCATCGTTTCCATCAATGCCTTTTTTGAAAGCGGAATGGTTGCGAAATGTGACTTTGTTTTACCCATAATATTGTTGTTAATTGGTTAGCCTACACCCATAAGAAGTAAACCTGCTCCACCCGCCGATGGTTCGGCAAACTGCCAGCCGGTATTCCCTCCCCCATCCACATTCCCGTCAGCAGTCCATGCCTTCCAAGTAGCACCACCTGTGGCGGTTGAGTTGGAAATATTACAATAAGTGACTGTATTGGTTCCGGTTGTATCTGAAACAGTCCATGTACCGCTTGCTCCTGTTCTGGTGAATGAAATCACATTGCCAGCACTTCCATCGGCAACAAAGGAGGTAACATTTGTCGTAACATTGGGCATAACATTCGTGTGTGCGGCGGTTCCGGTGTCTTTAAATTCAGCTAAAGTCAGTCCTGTCGTGGCTGTAATTGTATTCGTTGCTGTTGAAGCCCCCCTGTCGAACCATAAGTTGTTGTAGGATTTTGAAGTACCTGCGGCGAAAGTGATGGCGGTGTTTGAGGTATCGGTCACTTTCAAAGTGCCTGTGCTTGCGCTGATTGTACCTGTACCTGTCCAAACTGTTCCTGTGCCAGTTAAAAGATGAGTGGCTGAACCTAAAGTAATTGTCCCATCTGTACCGACAGAAACTTTACCAGTTGATAAAATATAATTATTTGCTCCATCTACACAGGTGAAAGTACCAGAGGTAACAAATAAAGTCCTTGTAACTCCTAATGTGCAATTTGCCACCAATTTTAAAGTCCCGACTCCTACAATATTTTTTATTTGAAAATTTTTCTCCCAAGTCTTACCTGCGCAATCAAGAGTTTGAACGCCTCTTTTCTCAAAAGTATAAATTTGTGTTCCTGCCCCAAAAGTAAGGTTAGTATCGAGTATAACATCACCAAAAACAGAACAATCCGTTGAGGGTGTGAATGTAAAAGCCGCATCAGTATCTGCAAATGTTACACTTCCGATTCTAGGCATATCCTGAGTTACTGTTTGACTACCTGTAAATGAATTAGCATCAAAAATGGCGGCGTCCTGTGGGAGAGGTACCCGCTGACCCCCCGCACCGCCAGATGAGGTTGACCACTCGGCAGTTGCCGACCAATTTCCTGTACCGCCTATCCAGAAACAATCATCTGCGGTTGTAAAGGTGATTCCCGTATTCCCCCCACAATCACCTGAATAATTGGCCGCACCACTCAAGTCCCAACTGCCTGCCCCTGCCCCTATAATATCCTGAAAATCTACACCGCTACCACCAGATACGGTTGCCGCCGTGATTGTTCTGGCAGTCCCTAGTACATCAGATTTTAACAATATCCTATTGATAGCTGAATTTCCATTTACAGTAAAAGTACCTGAAATAGTCTGATTAGCCCCTAGTGAGAATGTTCTTACTTTGGATGCCCCACCTGTAAATGAGAAATTGTGAAAAGAATTAGTCCCTTGTATTTCTAGGGTAGAATCCACATTAAATGTAAAATCATAAAACGTTAATCCTCCACCCTGAAAACTCCCACCTGAAAGAGTCCCATTTATTACAGAGGTTCCAGCATCCCATGTGAGATTAGTCGTAGTTGCAAGACTCCACCCCATACTACTAGTTATCGTGGACGAACCTAAATTTATACTTCGTACATTGCTATTGCTTGAAGAAATACCCCCACAGGTAATATTTTGATTACCTGTCACAAAGGAGCCGTTCGTTACTGTGAGTGTACCATTTACCCCAATATTTAAAGCATCTGCCAATGTCCATTCGCCACCAACACCGTCAAACGTAACATTACTGGCAAGTGCCTTTGTATTAGACGTAATCGTCTTACCTGTGCTCGTTGCCTTAAATGTAATTAGTCCAGTATATGTCCTATTCACCCCCGAATTAAGTGTCAGATCACCATACACATTCAGCGCACTCGCCCCCGAAAACGTACCGGTGTACCCCGTCCCTCCTGTGAAGGATATTGAAAGACAGTCAGCCGTAGCCGCCACCGCACAGTTATTCACATTCGTCGAAGTGAAAAATACATCATCAGCCGAAGTAGGCGTGGCAATTCCAGTAGGGTCACCGCCCGCAGTGGTTGCCCAAACATTTGCATCCCCCCAATTAGCCGCCCCTGCTGGATTCCAATATCTATTAGCCATTTAAAATTTATTTATAGGCTATATTCACAATCATCTCGTTGGCTCCCGGTGCACCCGCATCCGCGTCTGCAAAGCCAGTTGTACAGGCGATGGTAATACCAGTTCCACATGCAATTCCTGTCGGAAAGGCAACAACAAAGCCAGCTCCGTTAGTCGTGGCAAGAGTCGGGACGGGGAAGGTCCAGTCCGGTACAGTTGTTCCTACAACCACACCAGCCGCCGTGTTGTTATAAACTTTCAGATAAAGGACAGAGGCTTTCATGTTCATCGCATGAATCATGTAAATTTGCCCTGCTGAACCCTTTACCTCATCCTCAGTTTCATCAACATCAAGGCTTTTCCACATGGTTGCACCACCTGTTGTCACAGCCGGACAGTCTACGGTTATGGAACTGCCATTATCATCCACACTAAGAACACCCGTCGAATCGGTAGCGATAGTTACTCTTAAAACCCCTGCTTCAGTACCAGCACCCGAAGGGGCATCTGTACCTGCAAGATTCATGTTCACGTTCAGATAATTACCATCAACAGAATTATCCAGCAATTCCACTGCCGTCTTAATCGCCGTCACCAGAGTATCATCTGAGGCAATGGTGACAGGCATGGAAGCGGCCATAGCGGCAGTTCCCAAAGCGGCGGGTAAGGAATCAACCGCTTCCCCGATATACCTAAGCTGTCCATGCACATTGCCGTCCACATCGGAAGCGGCCCCGACAGCACCAAATTGTGTATCATCGGTTGCAAGGGTGATAGGTGCTGAGCCAGCCATTAAGCCAGTGCCAAGAGTAGGCTGTTTGGCGGCGGTAGCTAAAGCCGAGGTACTTAAAACCGCACCCGCCGCGTCAAGTGCCTGCACTTCAAGCACATGATCAGTTGCACCCCTAGCAGTGTTGGCGTCGGAAATCAAAGCCCTGTCATCAGTGGCGGCATTCTTAAGCTCAACGGCCCCAATTTCAAGGTCGCCGGTTTCAAGTGTATTTGAATTGCTGGCTATATTGTAAGTGACAGTTTCGGAAGCGGTGGTATCAGCCCTCTTCCCCACAATCAGCCCCCTCATGTAATCACAGAACCACTGACCGGAAGTAAGTGTGTCATTCGCGTAATCAAGAAGTTTCTTCCAGCTAAGGATATATTCACCCGCAGGTGGTCTTACTTCTTCGGTAAGGGTAGTGCCCGTACCATAAGCGATTGAAGATGTGTAGCGGAAAATCTCGGCCTTGCACCCCCTTGTCATGTCAAAATCACCCAAAGTCCCTACCCAGCTTTTGGCCGCTTCACTCAGTCTGGCATTATAAATATCGAAAGTATAGGCATTAGATGAAACCGCCACCCCGAATATCCAGCCATACAAACTATAACCTGAATTATCGGTTACTTTCAGTACGAATCTTTTAACCGTGCCTGTCAAACTTTCATAAGCCTTTTCAAGATCACGGCTGGAATCAACAATGATTGCCGTGGCTGATGTGGCCGTTTCAACAATGACCACCTGCCCGTTAGAGGTATAAACAAGGTTTTCAGGCGAATCCCAATAGGAAGCTACCCTGTCACCTTGAGCCGACATTACGGGGTGTGAGGCAAGGGTATTAATGGTAACAGCCCCCGCAACGGCCTTTCCGTTATAGGTAAGTGTTTCGGAGATGAGAGCCAGCTTGGCACCCTCAAGATTATCAGTGACAAACGGGAGTCTTGGCCCGTATTCATCACCGTTTGACTTGGTAAGATAATTTGACATATTTGAAATAAATTAGTGGATAAAGACGAGCGATCCCGTTTAAATTCTCATTCCAGCCCCCCATTTTTTTACTGAGGGGCTGAAGAAGAATTCAATTCGTGTTATACCACTACATTCTGATACCAAAGTGCAGTTGCGGCATTCCATGTAAGCTCAACGGCCTGATAGCGTGCAATCACGCATGAAGTTCCGAAAGCCACGTTGGAAGTCACTGCGGCGGCCATAGTAACCGTTTCAGCGGCATCCGCGATGTTGCAGATGGTTAATTTCTGGCCATCTCTTAAACCGGCGGTAACAATAACACCTGTCCTTGAAGCTCCATTCGGGTCGTAATGCACCACGTTGGAGGATGAGGGCAGTGTTTCATCGTTACCTGCTCCGGGGGTAGCGGTTGCAACTGACTGAAAGAACAAACCGGCGGCGATGTTCAGTGCCTCCACATTCGTGCCTGTGGCGGAAATATAAAGAACATTGTTACCTGCCGTACCTGCCCCCGTGGATTGCACAAGTTCAACAAGGTTACCGTCAGCACCTGCAGGCGATCCTGTGGACACAATCTTAACGGCGGCATTACCACTCGCAAGATTACCCGTATGTGCCACATCGAGAACACAACCGTCACCTGTACCGGCGGAGGCGATATTGATAGCGTCACCCGCGACGTTAGTACCCATATTGATGTCAAGAACATTGCCAGAGTAAGCACCCGATGAGAAAGTCACATCGAATACGTTGCCTGAAGCCGCACCTGTAAGATTAATGTCAAAGATAAGAGCAGAGCCGGTCTGGTCAGAAGTGTAATCAAACACATCTGCTGTTCTTACACCTGTACCAGTTACCTCAAAAGCCATAGCTCCGACACCTGTACCAAGAACACCCTTAAACATCGAGCCAGTCACGGCGGCCACACTATAGGCGATGTCTAAAACATTGCCTGTATAGATACCGGAAAGGTTAATGTCAAAAATCTGGCTGTTACCTGTCGAGTCGTCGTCGATCTTAATGAGGTCATCAGTGCGGATACCTGTCGAAGAAATAACCAAGGCGGAACCCGCGACATTCGTGCCCATTGTGATATCAAGACAGTCACCGGTCGAGGCGGCAGTGTCATATACCAGCTTGAACATTGAAGAATCCTGCTGTCCGCTCTGTTTGACGTAGAAAGTGTAATCATCCGTCCCCGCGTCTGTAGCGTCACTCTGAATATCAATCAGTGAATCCGTCCTTGCACCCGTGGCGGCAATTTTAAGGGCCGCACCTGCAAGATTGGTTCCCGTTGTGATCAGAATGGCATCGCCCGTGGCGGCGGAAGTGCCATAAGTGATCGCGATGGCTGAACCTGTATGAGCCGCATCAACATCAATGTCGATTATGGCACCTGATCCGGTGTTGGTAACGTCAATGTCGTAACATGCAACATTTCCGCTTCCGTCAAACTTGGTTTGATATAAGGAAACAGTCCTGATACCCGCACCCGCATCCACGTAGGAATAACGTGCGCCTACAGCCGCGTCCATATCCGTGTTAAATACATCGCCGGTATGAATACCCGCCATGTCAATATCGAAGATATGGCCTGAGCTGGTATCGGTTCCAAGGATCGCGAAGCAATCAACGGCTCCTGAGCCATCATACTTGATCTCAATCAGATTGGCGGTTCTGATACCTGCACCTACGTCCAGGTAAAGGAATTCGGCCCCGACCGCGGCATTCATGTCCACATTGAACACGCCCGAAGTCGAACCCGCACCATCCATATTGATGTCAAAAATCGAACCTGTACCTGTATTGGTGGAAACAATTGACATAACGTCAATATTGCCGTCACCTTCATGCAGTACAACGATTTCATCAACCGTTCTTGTTCCCGCACCTGAGTCAATATAAAGAGCACGTGCGGCCACGGCGGCGTCAAGATCAATATTGACGACATCACCCGTATGGGTTCCGCCCATATCAATGTCAAAGATGTGTCCTGAGCTTGTGTCAGTCGCTACGATTGCGAACATATCCACCGCGCCCGAACCGTCGTATTTGATTTCGATCAGATTCGCGGCCCTTGCACCAGCACCAACATCAAGATAAAGAAACTCCGCGTTTACCGCGGCATTCATATCAACATTAAAGACTCCGGCATTCGAGCCATCACCGTCCATATTAATATCGAAGACTGCGCCCGTACCTGTATTGGTGGCTGTGATATTCATCACGTCCGTATTACCTGAACCGTCATGCTTAACATCAATGAGGTCGGCAGTCCTGATGGCCGCACCTCCGTCAATGTAAATGGCTTTCGCACCCACACCCGCATTCATGTCAATATCAATGACATTGCCTGTAAATGTGGTATTAATTGCAAAATCAAGAATGTTACCCGTACCAGCCCCGCTTTTTACGAACTCGATTGAGTTGGCGGCTGCCGCGGTTGCATCGGTAAATACAATCGCGCCCTGATCAAGGGTGACGGCTCGTCCGTTCTCATATGCTGAATCCAGCGTATCGGAACCCGTACCTCCGCCCTGACTGTTTAGTTTAGAACCCGCCGTTCCGTTCCACCAGTAAACATCGGTGCCGGAGCGGTAGAGTTCAAGGACTGAAGAAGATGTAGGGGTTGCGGCATTTGCCTGCAAAAACTGCAAGCCGCCTTTCGTCCCCGTCAGCTTAATCGGCCCTGAAAATCTGCTTTGTGACATAATTTAATAAAGTTAGTCTGTATAATTCCCATGCGGGTACAATTGCTCTGCCTCCCGATGACTAATCGGGGTTCACTATGGGGTGGGGCTGATTTTGGCTCAGCCCCTGAAGCCTTTTTTGATGTTTGTTATGAGTACACCAAATCCTTTTGGAAAAGGTTAAGCTGTAATACCTACTATTGCCTCATAGTCACTGATTCCACACTGTAACATCATCTTAAACTGATACTCGATATTCCCCGTGTTCTGGTTTCGGATTGACTGCATAGCAGGGCGGAGTTTAACGAAGTAAATCAGATGAGGTGTAACCATCTTGGAACCCATAAGGAACGAAGTGGTCGTGGTGGTCAGCAAGTCCCACACAATAGGCTTGATTCCAAGCGTATTGATGTAGTTGGTCGCACGGTCGGCACTTTCAGGTTCACCAATGGAGTTAAGAACCTGCCACACGGCCATTGCTTCGGTAGGAGTACACACAAGACGGTTAGCGCTATAACCGGCGATATTGCCGTTATGACGTTTCATCTGTACCAGCTTGACGATGGCGTTATTCAGGTGAGTCTTATCGAATCCGCCCGTTTCAAGGTTGGATTGTGTTGCACCTGTATCGCCGATAGGCTGAGTCGCGGAAAGCAAAGTGGTCTTGGTCGAAGAACCGTCAACAATGAACCCGTAAGGGGCCGTTGAAGAGGTGGGGTTGTTCAGGAAAGCGACAGCCAGAGCGTCCATCTGATAGGCGTAATCGGAGCCCTTCTCCATTGCCGCCTGTTTGATCTTGCCGTAGTTGTCGAACTCTTCGGCGAAATCGCCAAGAGAAATCTTATCCTTGAAGATTTTTTGGGTGATTGTGTAATCACCGATTTCTTTGATGTTGTTAGCCGTGAACGCACCGCCGTCGGTGGATTCGGTCACGGAATTGTCGAGCTTGATAATCGTTACTTTTTCATCCTTGCGGGTGGGCGTTTTCTCGGTGAAGACTTCAGACCATTTGTTGTCCCTTGAAGTCAGAGCCAGACCGAAAACCTCAGCCACTTCACGATTAACCTGCTTTAAATTGTTATCTGCTAAAACTGACATAATTTTAAAAAGTTAGTTAATTAAATTAAAGCGTTGTAGCGGCCACGCAGACGCATTCGCCTGTAGTGGTGTCTACCTGTTTTTCGATCTCGACGAAGCCCGACGCGGTGTCGTTTTCGTCAATCGTGTGATCATTGCCGGACACGTCAATAGTCACCTTAGTGAGTAAGGTACTGGAAGACAGATTGCCGGGAGTGGTCGCGAAAGCATGAAATTTAAGTGTCGGAGCGCGGTAAACAAGCACCGTTCCTGCGACGGAAGCCGTTTCATCGGAGGGGCCAGCGGCAATACCGCCGAAAGAGGTTGCGCCATTAGCGACCTCAGCCATGTTATTCGATGAAATCACCACAGCCATACCCTCCATAATGGAAGCGGCTGTGCCCGCGGCTACGGGAAAAGATACGGTAGGGACAGAGTTACCAAGCTGGTCGGTAACACCCCAGAATTTCTTAGCCATAATGTTATTTTAGTTAAAGGAATTAAATCCTCTAACTAACTAATTCTGCACCCACTGACCTAAAGAACCGTCGTAACCTCCGCTTTTTTTGACATAGGTTTCAGCCTGTTTGCGTGAAACTCCGTGTCTGTCCATAAGCCTGGTTATCTCGGCCTCTTTGTCCTCACCCTCTTTACTCATTCCGTCGCCGGAAGGCATTTTAAGAGGTGATTTGGTTTTAAGCGAACCCTTGAGGGTCTGCTTCGCACCTTCCAGACATTTGGCGTAAGGCTCGCCTGTGGCCTTATGTAAGGCTTCGGCGGCTTTATTCAGAGCTTCAATATCATCTTTGTTAATACCCTCTTTGACCGCGAAGTCCTTAGTCTGAACCTTTCTTTGTTCAGCCTGAGTCTTGCTGGTCACGCTGGAATAAACCTTATCGGACAGCTTATTTACAAGCGAGTCCTCATCAATGACATCATCATCTTCTTCTCCTTTATCTTTATCGTCCGCTACAAGCTCTCTATAAGATTGCTTGTATTTGACTGACTTGTTCGCTTTTTCGGCGAGCTTCGGGTGTTCAGCGAAGAATTTTCGCTTGTCACCCTTGTAATCGTCACCCAGAACGGTTCCGATCAGATCAAGAGCCTGATGGTGAAGCTCCGTGTCCGTACCTTTGTTTTTAGCAGAGGTATCGGGTTGAATAGTTGTCTTTTCTTCTTCCGAAGTAGTATGACTTTCTTCATTATTCGCCCCGATATCCTCGGCGGTATCATCGTTCTGATGACCTTTGTCGTCCATATCGTTGTTATCCGGCATTTGCTTAGTTAGTTAAGAGCAAGAGTGTAAAACTCTTATTTGCCCTAAAGACCCCGGCAGAGGTTTTAGGGCATATAAGAGCCTTAAACATTTCGCCGGGGTCTTTAATTTTTAATGATCAGAATTGTTCCTTTTGTTCCTTTATCGGTTCCTCCTGCTCCGCCTTTCTGACTTCTTTCAGTCTGGCTTTGGCATTGAAGACTTCCATTTTCAGATTCTCTTTTATCCCTTCCTCCCGTAATTCCCTCAGTTTCGGATTTTCCAGAATAAGCTTGATAGTAAGCTGTTCATAATTGCTCGGGTAACTGCTGGCCAGTGTGGGGATCAAATTGGATGTTTCTTGACCAGTTTCCATTTGGTAGTTTTCTGTTAAATACTCCTCCGCTCATCCTTTCCACGTGCTTACCTTCATTAAACTTTTTATTGATATATTTGTCAACAAGTTTCTCTCCTGATTCCGTTTCGACCAGTTTTTCAATCTCATCATCCTTCATTCCTTTAGCAAGTCTTCCCTCCAAATCCTCCGTGTCCATAACCTTACTTGCACCCATTGCACCAGTGAATCCTCCGCCGACAAACCTGAACATCGGGATTCCCTTAACCTTAGCTGGCGGTAATTTGGCGAACTCGATTAAATTCATACCCTAGGCAATAAATTACGTCCCGCCCCCGGAGTTACAGGCTCTTTGGAAGCGGCTGACGGAACACCTCCGCCCGGAATGGGCTGAACCGGCGGAGCCGATAATGGAGGCTGACTTGCTTCCTCAATGGCCGACTTATCGGTAAGGATTTTAGCCTTGATATTCTCAAGCGTTGCGTCGAAGTGATCGGTAAACTTCTTTTTCTGACTGACATTCATTGACTTCCATGAGGCCGTATACTCATCGGTCTTGTGGTTATTGCGGAACACGAATTTAAACCGCTCATGCTGTTTCTTATGCTCAAGCGAGCCTTCAAATGATTCATCCTGTGGAACCGGAACATCAAGGGTAAGAAGCATGGCCATGTGTTCACGCTGTATCAGATCGAAAGAGGCGTCATCGGTATTCTTGATCGTCCTTTTCAAATCCATATCAAGAGCCTCGGCCCCCTGCTCGATCATACCGACAAAATCAAGTTTGCGTATCAGTTCAGGGTCAACCGAAGCACCCGCCGAAATAAGATTGGTGGCAACGGGCAGGAACTGCATGAGTCCCGCCACCTTTCTTTCCTGTAACATGACCTTTGACCTCATATCCTTCACCTGAACATTCACATTAACATCAACGGCGTCCTTCGTGAGGTCAAAATAAGTGTCAATACCCTGTGAGGGTTCAAACTCGGCCTCCCCTTCATTATGCTGGCTGGCTTTGAATCCTTTGACTTTGACCTTCCTGTATTTCTTGGTCGGCTTATCATTCACCCTGACTTCAATCTGATCGGTCAGATAATCCTTAACATACATGACCATCAACTCGGTTAACTGTCCTTCCGCCTCAAGCTCATTGGAATAGACAAGCGCACTGACCGATTTCTGCATGGTCTGATTCTTGAACGCCGTCTGAGTGGCAAGTTCACCTGGATTCAGATATAAAGCTTTTCTGTCCTGTCCGCTTGTTATGGTCATCTGGCTTTCAACAAAGTTATTCATCATCTGCCATTTGTTGTAATCCCCCTGCGCACGCTGGAATGGCCAGACCATATTCTGCAATGATTTCCCCGGAGGCACACTCATTTCCCACACAGCCTTCGGGTGTAACTTGTGAACCTTGCGGTTATAACCAAGATCACTGTCAACCATCGTGGCGGGCATAAGGTCGAGTTTCAGGCCCATAAACTCAAGATTGAAAATCGTGTCCTGAGCGTAAATATGCGGGGCTATGATCTCGGCCAGTGAATTGGGCCATGAATTATCACGCCTGCGCTCGAAATCATAAGTGACAGCCGGTATACGCCTTTCGGGGTTCTCAATATCGACAGGCTGTAAAATAGTCACATGGTTGGCCACGATACCGTAAAATCCGTATTCCTGATTGTAGTAAACATAAACGATTACCCCCAGCCCTTCCGTATCACCCTGTTCATCAGCCTCCCTTTGGGTGGGGTAGACAATATCTGAACTGAAATTCATCTTTTTGCCTGACACCTGATCAAGATTTACCACGCCCTCCATTTCGCTGAACTTCTGCATGAAGGATGAATACGGGTAGACATATTTAAAGATAGCGTCACGCTTGATGTCCTCCTTTTTCGGATCCCAGAGGTAGCGACCCTTCTCATCAAAATAGCAGTTGCGCGGGTCTAGCCTGATTGTACCAATATCATCGAAAATGACATCACCGTTCTTGTCCTTTGTACTGAAGTAATTGACGAATCTGACACCGCGTCCGTAAAACAGCATATCCTTGATACAATCTTCCTGAACACGCTTTTCGTAGATGTTGTCCTTGATCTCTTTGATCTTGAACTCAAGGGCCTGCGCACGGTTAGCCTTTTCCCCATACCTCGGTTCAAGCGCGGCTTCGGGCGGTGTCCTAAGTATCTCATCGGCAATGGCCTTAGCCACATCACGCAGTGTGGGGAACCTGACTGCCTTATCAAAATTCTCCCCATCTACCAGCCAGTCTTTAAAGACATCCCATAATTCAAAAGTCTTCTGAACCCTCTGATACCATTGATTCCTTGCCCATGCCATTGAATAAAAACGGCGTTCGACAAACTTAGAGAAGTCATCAGTACCGGCGGACTTCACCTTGTTATTGACTTCATAGTAGGTTTTTGAAAGAGCATTGATTTCCATTTCTCTTTGATTATTTACTAAAATGTACAACCCTTTTACTTAAATGTAAATATCGGATCGTCTTTGTCTTCAAATGCCTCGTCAAAGTCGGTTTTAGAATTCAGATAGCTAGTCCCGACATCATAATTCTGCGCCTCTTTCTGTTTATGTTTTTCCTTATAGTACATAAGCGCATAACGTGCCGCATCGGCCAGGTGATCCTCGCCATCGGAATCCACATCTTCGGTTTTATGATTATCAAAGACAAGCTCGGGGATAATCCTGATCAGTTCTTTACAGTTAGTGAATATCCTTAACCTAGCTTTCTTTTCACCTTTTATTTCATAGTTTTTCAGATATTCACGCACTTCACCCCATCCGATTACACGGTCATTATTCCCAGGATAAATCTTCCAGCCTTTAAGTACTGCCTGCATTTCCATAGCCCCGCTGTTTGGTGAATCTTTTTTGGCGAAGATGGAAGGGTCGGCAATGATCATTCGTGCGCTGTCCTCAGCCTTCATTATTTCATTAGCCAGTTCACTGTAAGTCTTTCCCTTAACATAAAGCTCGCGATAGACATAAAAAGTTTTGAACGCCTGATCATAGGCAAGCCATAATACGGCGGACGGAGCTGAATACCCATAATCAAGACCTATAACACGCGGCCATTCTTTCGGTATCTCAAACGAATTACAAGTATGAAGCTCAGTTCTGAACTCAGTAAAGAACTGGCCGGCGAAAATATCCCAATCACCGTCCTTATAAGCCCTCCTTAACTGTTCAGGTAATGAATCAAGCTGTTTTTCATAGGACGGGTCAATGAATTTATTATCGGAATACTTTGATTTTATAAAACAAAAATCATTAGGGTCAAATACCTCACCCGTGAAATCACGGCTTATCCAAAGTTTTTTTACCCATCCATGACCTATTTCACCGGGGTTGCTGGCCGCTACAAACTTGGTATCAGGAATCCCCGGCCACCGTAAACGCATATTCAGAAAGTCAAACATCTCACGCTTGTTCTTGGTAAGCTCATCAACAAATTCAGCCGCAAACTCCGACGATAGATATTTAGAAGGATCATCAAGATTCCTGAAAGCGATCACACCGCCTCCGAATTTGGGATTGATTGAAAACTCATGCTCACTTTTGTTCAGAGTTCCAAGCCACGCGGGGAACTCAAATGGTATTTTGCTCAAATGCCTTTCCCTTAAAGCGGGATAATCCTCGCAAAAAAGCCCTACCCTTATACCCTGTATTCCGTATTTGGCATAGTAGCGAAGAAGAAGCCGTAAAGCGGCCCATCTTAAAAAATAACTCTTGCCTCCTCCCGCGCTTCCACCGTAAAACAGGTATTTATGGTTCTCCATCGCGGACTGAGCTTCCAGTTGTTTGGGCTGGAAGTTGGCGAGGGAAGAAAATTTAACATCTTCCATTTGTTAATCAACTACAACTCTCTTATCTGTTATCTCAACATCATGCTCCACCCTGTCGCTATAATCCTTTTTGGTCAGCGGATGCCGTTTCAAAACTGCCTCAGCCTCCCTATGGTCTGAAGGCTCAAGAAACATCTTCTCGGCCTTGCCGTAGACCTTGAGCTTCTTATCCCATGACTGCTCGATCATCCACTGGTCAATCATCTCTTTACCTCCCTCATGGACATACCACTGTTTATGCCGTTCCTCGCTTATTCCGGTAGCATAGCAGGCCTCAAGATGTGTAGCGTGCATCAGGTAGACTTCTTTCAGCTTTGCCAGTTCTTCGGGTGTCATCATTCTTTTCCGTTATTCAGCGAGTTTCTTATGTCGGCCAGTACTTCGATCAGTGCGTCAAGCCGTTTGAGAAGTGCGGCCTCATAGCCGGTAATACCTTTCGGATTCTCAAGCTCTTTCAGTATATCCTCTTTCTTCATACCGTCTAAGGAACAATATTAAATTCAACATCACATTCTTTACAATATTCAATTTTCGGCCCTATATCAATCAATTTATGCTTTTCTCTTTCATTTTCACCAAAAACAGTAACAAATTTATGATTATATCTTTCAACTTCTTTCTGTGAAATATCCTCACCGGCTATTAAGCCATTATGGAAATAATATTTCATACCGTCTTATACTTAAAAATCATGTCAAGCTTATGGGCAAGCCCGGCACTGTGCGGGGTTGTAACAGTTTTTTCCTTTGTCCAGTAAAGAAGCTCAGCTATTTCTTCAAGCCTTTTTAGTCTTGCGTCAAGCAAATCTAATTCGTTGATTGTCAGCTTACCAGGATTCAATTCCGCCATCTCAACATTCGTTGCACACTCACACTTCGTCGAACCCCGCGGGCTTAAACTCGGTTCTGGCGTCGGCACTGATGAAACTGGTTGTGCAATCGCCCCGCTTTCCGGCAACGATTCCTTCGTGGGCAAGTCCGGGTTTGGCTGGCTGTTCTGATTGTTTAACGGCGTCTGGTCTTCCATCTGGTATTGTTTGAATTAGTAAAGTAATGGCGCTTATCTGAGCCTGTAAGCTGTCACGCTGTGCTATAAGCTGTTCTTTAAAGGTCATTCTCAATCAGCCATTCAACTAAACCCGCATCTTTGGGCGGTAAACTTACATTCACAAGCAAACTCAGCTTCACCTTTTCCGCGTCCAATTCGACTTCAATGTCCAGTAACTCCTGAAAATCCTTACCGAATGCCTCACGTCCCTCATCATTCCATTCCACCTTTTTCAGATTGACCTCGCCGTCTTCGCCCTTCACAGCATGTTTCTTGATCAGACTGATTCTCTTATCCTCGAAAATCTTAAGCTCAGCCTGCACCTTCTCAAAAATCTTCCCGATACGGTAAGAAACCGCCACTGGCATGGGTGAATCCGCAAGAACCTGTAAAACCGACAGCCCCGGCACTTCCTTCTTTCCTTTCTTCTCCGTTCCCCTTGCCTGCGAAGCCTGCCATAACGTGCCGAGTTTTACTTTGATCATGGTGTTTTTGATTAAGTTCAGACTTATTTTAGCCCGCAGAACAAAAAAATCAAGCTTATTTTACGATTACAGTCATGGTTATGATGTTTTCCCCCTTTTTCAGCCCATCAGTCAGTATCTTGGCCCCGATTTCAGTCGTCAGACGGTCAAATATAGCGGGACTGAGTAAGACCCTGCCCTGTGATAATGCTTTGATGTCATCTGCGGTGATCATGTATTCCTGTATCGGGGAGTTAAACTAACGGCCTTTGACCAATCACGCGATTCCCTCCTGTTTTCCCGTATGGCTGAATCCATATCTTCGACCTGCTCCGAATGCCTACTCAATTGATCCAGGTAAAAGGAATTCTTTTTTGTCCCAGGCCTATGGAATCCTTCGGTATGATTTCTCATGATTTTTTTAATGCAAAATCAGTATAGCATGGGGGGGCAAAAAATCACTTACTTTTTCTAAAAGCCTATAAGGCACCTTATTTGGGGGTTCCACCTATTTCCATATACCCCTATAAAAAGTTAATAAAAGTAAAAGTAAAATATATATATATATATATATACTACGTATAGACTCATCTTTCGCCAAATTTTTTACTTTTATTCTATTTTCCACTTTTTATATATTTGAACACTTAATAGCTAAATGTATACTTTTCACTTTTACTCTTACATCTCAAAAAAGGCTGAAAAGTTAATTCATAAAAGTAAATTGAACACAAAAATTAAATCAGTAAACACCAATCATTTAACAAACTTAATTTCTTAATTTATAATGTGTTCATTAAGTAACTCTTCCCAAAAGTGAACACAAATATTTTTACAGATTTTGATGACCGGCTGACTGCATTTGTGTTTTCTGGGAAGAGAATAAAATCTTCAGCCGGTCTTTTAAGTTTGTAAATGATTATTGACAGTAAAACATCACCAAAATTAGCATTTCTGATTGAATCTTTTATGATCCCCGCTAACGACCGGAATGCCTCAGAGGATTGTCTGATTGCAACTGTTTTAATGCAATCATCAAGATTTCTGAACTGGCACAGGGTGAAGTTTGCAGGATTAAAAGGATGGGAGTTCCCGATGCTTTATGCTTTCAACTTTGCTAAATCAGGAGCTTATAAGGATGAACCTGCACTTTCGCTGATAGATGTAATCAAAGATTTGCTGGATGATCAGGCAAGGATGAAGTCTGTAAATTTTGAAGTAAGAATGGATAAATATGACAGGGAGCTTAAAAAACTGACAGGTGAAATGAAAAAGAGATTTGCAATAGAAGGTAAGCCAAAGAGATTCAAGAATGAATTTGAACGAGGATCATCAGTCGGCTTTCAGCAAAACCGTATGGGGGCAATGCAAGCCGGTATGGGGCATATTCATTATAAAAATGAAGAATTTGTAGATAATTATGGAGAGATTGATTCAACGGCTGATGATATATTATCAATGGCGAAAACTATTCACCGTAAAGGTAATTCTGCTTCAAATACAATCGGAGGGGAGTGGAGGGATAGTGTTGAAGATGTACCATTGACTATGTTCCTTCATAGCTCTTCCGATAGGCTGTCAGAAGACCAGAAACTACTTAAGAGATTTTTAAGTGTGCTTGGAACAGGTTTAGCAAAACGATCATATATTTTGTTTGACAACAAATTAAAAAGAGTTAATAGAAGTGCGGAAGAGGTGATTTCAGATAAACAATTAGTCCGCTCATCCATAGCTCAGGCGAAAAGAATATTCAGCGATATGTATGATGCGATCAAAATACATGAGGGCAAAGACGGATACCTTTACCAGACAATTAAGGTAAGTAAAGAAGCCGAAGAAATGCAGAATGATTACCGGAATATCTGCAATGGCATTGCCACAGACATTGACAGCGAAATAATACAGGCTGAAATATATGACAGATTCTGGCGTGCAATGAGATTGGCTGTTTGCATTGCGGCATTAGAACACCCCTATCAACTTGAAGTCATGCCAAAAGATTATCTGCTTGCCTGCAACCTGACTGACAGATGGGGAGATCAGTTTAAAGCGTTTGTACTGAAAGAAAGAAATTTGAATATTGATCAGCTGTACTCACATGTGAAGACCTGCGAAAAAATATCAAAAACTGAAATCCGTAAATTAATAGGGGCCAAAAAAGTGTATGAAATAGATGATGCGATTAAGCAGATCGAAGTGATGGCGGACGAAAACAATATGATACTGGACAAACAAAAAGGCAGAGGGCTTGCCGTTTACTACGCGCTCATTGATCCATCAGCTGTTTCCGAAGAGCTTGAAACCGAAGTTTTAGCCTACATACGGGAGAACTGCACAGAGTCCCTTGTGACCATTGATAAGCTGGTAAAGAAGTTCGGGAAGGAAGCGGGAGTGGTTATTGTGAAACATCAGATTCCCCGTGATGAGTCAACAGGGGGATATTATTTAAACTAACCCATTTAACCCCAATAACATTATGACTGATTCAAAAGATAAGGAAAAAGTAATCCAGTTTCAGTACCTGCCTGACCACTCCCTTGTCATCCTGACCTCCGAAGGCCGGATGTTCGTGAAAATAGATGAGTGGTTCGTGATTGACTTGCCAGATGACTTAACCCCCTCCGGTGAGGGGGAAGGAATAATCAATTAACCCCCATTTATATGAACGAACTACTCATTAAGTACTCCCAGCTCAAAGCCGAGAAGAAGTCACTCGGTAAGGAATTAAGATCGGCACTGATGGAAGACCCTGAATTTGCTGGATTCTCAGAAGAGGTGAAAACCGCCTCAGAAGTAATGAGAGCAAGAAAGGAATCACTAATTAAAGACACTCCGGCACTTGGGGCTATATGGAAGAAGATTGTCGACAAAAAATCGGAATTGAAGATAGCCAGATCAGCCATTACTGATTCAATTATGGTCGTGGATAAGGTAAGTAAGGAACAGGTCGTTATGGATTTACGATTCTGATTATGAATGCAGAACAATTCCTCCAGAAATACGATAAACTTATCAGAAAATATGCTTATTCAATAAGCTGTAATTATGATCTGGCGGTGACAAATGAGGATATTTATTCGGAATTTTGTATGGTGGCACTTAAAATATTTTCCTACTATCCCGATCTTGATGAACAAGTTAAAGGTAATTATCTGGTAAAGGCATTGAAAAATAAAAAAAATGAAATCCTCCGACACGATGATACAAGAAGAAAATACCATTATAGGGATTACGAAACATTGCAGGGTTATGTGAATTTTCCTATGAGGAATATCGATTTTAACTGCACACTTAGGAGAATCGAAATCGAAATAAACCGTTTGCATAAAAGGGATTCATTCAAAAAAGATTGTGCCGAAATTATCCGATTCATTATCTTAGGGGCGACCAGAGAAGAACTCCCTGACCTGACATGGATAAATAAAAATACAATTAAATGGCGATATAGAGAAATCTCCAAAATTCTCAGAATGTTTTATGAGATTGAATATAAGAGAAAGTTAAATAGTTTCACTCTGAAAGAAAAAAAACAGATCATGCAGGAATTACAATCAGAAAGGTTAATCGATGTGGCTTTCCGATGGAATATTAAAAAGAATAATCTGAGTCACATTGTCACTGAAATGAATAAGAAAGGAGATAAGAGAACTTTCAATGGTCATAAGACAATATTCAAGAAAGAAGCTGAACAGATAATTTTGAAACACAAAGAATTAAGACCTTATTCAATACTCGCCAGTAAGGTCAAAAATGAAATGGAAGATTTATATAAATTTAAAGATTCTTACATGCGATGGTACAGAATGGTACTCAAAATGAGGGACAAAGGCTTATTGATTGCCTGAATATCAGAATGAGCCAGCAACAGCTTATTGAAAGTATCACGAGTGATTCTGAATTTTACGAAGTCCTGGAAGCCAGCGTTAATTTTTTTGCTTCAGATCAAATTCCTTTAAAGCATGAAAATCTGATTTGGCTGAATAAGTTTCTTGAGGCCCATCTCTTCATTCCCGAAGAAGATTTGATGTGCAGTCTGTGGAATCGTATAGGAAAAATGAATAGTGGTCTGGGTCAGGAAACAACGTCTATGAGTATTTGTAATTACATGAATAGAAGTACTATTGGAAAAACATTTGAAAAAGAGAAAGACCGACCAATCCACATACTCGATCCAGCCTGTGGCTCTGGGATATTCGCCGTTTCAGCTTATAATCTGTTTCATAAACATGCCCAATGGCCTCAATGCTGGTTTCAGCAGGTTGATTGTGATCTGAAATGCGTTTATATGACAATCCTGAATCTGCTGATCAGGAATTTTAATGCAATAGTCTGGCACGCAAATGCCTTAGTCGGAGCAAGAGAAGATATGGAAAAACTGAATGTTCCCTGTCAAGCGTATGGGCTAAAGTCCGGGAAAAAAATATCAACCCTTACCAAATTATCACAGGAAGATTCCTACGCTATATGGGAGGTATGGTATAACCGATCTGATAAAAAGAAAGAAAATCAACAATTAACCTTATTTAAATGAAAAAAATAATATGCTTTCTGAAGGGACATCAATATGAAAAACAAGGTATCGTAAATCTTGGACATGAACCGCATAAATTCGGGATAGAGCTGTGCTTTTGTATGCGATGTCAAACTAAGAAATGGGAATATGATAATGAAACTTTAATAGCATTAAAATCTAAATTCTAATCCTGTCAACTTATAATATAAACACTTTCTATTGACATTCTACTATGATTTGATATAATGGAGTCAGTCCAAAAGAATTATCACCTTTGCTGACTACGGCACTATAAAGGCATTGATACTCACCGGACAAAGTTCCTTAACACTCACAGGCGACAGAACTAACAACCAACTATATGAAAAAATATATTGCAAAGCCTGAACATATCGGAGATCACATAGAACTTCCAGATGGTTCAAATACCTCTGAACTATATAATTTGGAGGACAAGGCGCATGATGCAATAAATGCCATCATAGAATGGCGAACAGAGCATCAGCCTTTAGGTCATACTGAGGAATACTGGACTCAGGCTCTGCCACAGACACTAAGAGCACTGCTTGATAGTTACGATGTAGCCGCTTCGACGGTGGCCGCGAAATCCTTTATTTCAGAAAAAATTGAGGAAATGATTGATTGTGATTAGCCTTTCGGGAAGGCTTGAACTCGAAAGGCTTCAAGCTTTCCAAATTTATTTAAACCTTTTCTGTCGCCATTGAGTGCTAAGGACACTAATTAACAACCTTATATATGAAGATTCAATATTTCACCCGCATGGTCTATGGCTTGCCTAAAATGTACATGGTAGATTCTAAGGAAAAAGAAGCTATCCAGTATCTTATGGGAACATCCACTATTACAGATGGTGATATTAAGGCGTTGGAAGACTTGGGAATGACATTTGAACATGTACTTGACCCCTTAACTAAAAGATAATGGACACTTACATCACCACCTGCTCAGTCTGTGAAGAAGAAATGGACATGATCGCCGGAACGGGCAAAAAGCCCGTCTGTGATGATTGTATGACCGCCGATGAAGCCGAGAAAGAGAAGTGGGATAACTACCATGATGATCTGATCGCATGCAATAATTGATCCCTGCGCCGCCTGTTAATCAAGAGTCCACGGCAAAGCTAGCCACGACCTCGAATAACAGACGGCATAAGGATTAAACCCCTCCCAGATGATTACCATGAGTAAATGTAATTGCGGTAAATTAGCCCTCTACTTCATTAAGATAAAGAACAGGTGGACCAGACTGTGTGAATCCTGCTTTGAGAAGTCCGGGATCAGTAAATACCTGTTAAACAGAGACAGAGATCGAAAAGAAACTTAACAACCATAATATGGATGACCTAGTAGTTCAAAACAACGGAATGACCGTTCAGGAAATGATCCACCAGAAGCAAAGGGTGGGCGAACTGATGAAGTTTGTTTTAAAAGACGGTGAACATTACGGGGTAATTCCCGGAACCAAGAAAAAGACCCTGTTTAAGTCCGGGGCTGAGGTGATAGCCCTTACATTCGGGATTCATCCAGAAATGATCATAGTCAAGACTGACCTTCCTAATGGTCACCGTGAGTATGAAGTCACCTGTAAGATGTTCCGCAACTCGGATAACATGGCCCTTGCCTCCGGTGTGGGTTCATGTTCCTCTATGGAATCCAAATACCGATGGAGGAATGTAAAGAAGTTCAATCCGGAAACAAAGAAGCAGGAGGAATCAAGGGTTGAAAATCCGAACCTTGAAGACCTGTTTAATACAGTACTCAAGATGGCTAAAAAGCGTGCCTTCGTTGATGCTGTTATTACCGCCACCGCCGCTTCGGATTTTGTTACTCAGGATTTAGAGGACTTTGAAGAGGTCATTCCAGTTGAACCTTATGAGGCTGAAATAGAGGCCATTGAAGATATGGAAGCGTTGAAAGCATACTATGAAACCAATAAAGGGAAGGGGGCCAGGTTCGATCAGGCTATAATGAAAAGAAAAAATATTTTAGAAGCTAATACTAAACAAGATGAAGGTACACCAAATGATTCAGGGATCGCCGGAGTGGTTCAGCATAAGAAAGGGAAAGCTGACGGCAAGTAATGCCCAAGCTATTGCCACAGCGGGCAAGGGGCTTGAAACCCTTGTCTATGACATACTGGCCGAAAAATATTCAAGTGCCATACCTGTCAGTTATACCAATGAAGATATGGAGCGGGGACATGAACTAGAAGAAGCGGCCCGCCAGATTTACGAGCTTGAAAGGGGTGTTAAAATCGAGCAAGTCGGCTTTGTTGAACTGGATGAATACACCGGGGCCAGTCCTGATGGTCTGATAGGAACAGATGGACTAGTTGAAATCAAGTGCAAAAAGGATTCGGTCTATCTAAGGGCACTCATTGAAAACGATATAGACAGTAAGTACAAATGGCAGCTACAAATGCAATTGCTGGTTACAGGTAGGGGATGGGTGGACTTTGTGGATTATTGCCCAAACTTCACCAAGTCAATGAACATTACAAGGATTGAGAAAGACCCTGAAATGCAGGAGAAGCTAAAGATCGGAATTGAGGAAGGGAAGAAGTTATTGAAAGCCAAAGAAGCGATTATCAAGAAATTATTTAACTAACATATTTATATGGATTACGAACGCAACAACGCCGTCAACATGATCGAAGACGGCAAACATCAGGGCATTATCAGCAAGGTATCGGAATGGAACAACCCATCAGGGGCCAATAAACTGATTGTCGAAATTGATCTTGAGTCCGGCATCAAGTTTGTTCATTTCTTTACCCCCGGATTCGATTCTTTTGATGACCTGATCGAAATTACAGGGGCCAAACCGCAGACTAGGGGGTCGATTGATGAGCAATTACTGCTCAGCAAGATGGTAGAGATCGAAACCAAGATCACGACCGCCAAGAATAACAATGAATACTGTAATGTCGTTTCAGTCAAAGAGGTAAAACCATTTGCTGACGATAAAAAAAAAGCATAGAAGCCTTTAATGAGGTATTCAGTAAAAAGACCGTTGAAGTTCCCTCCGAATCCTCCGATAAAACCTACCAGCTTACATTTCTGAACGGCAAAGTGTCCGGCTGTACCTGTAAAGGCTGGCTCGGTCATCATAGATGCAAACACACGGACAGATTTATCACTCCGGCGGATCGGGCCAAAGAAAAGAGGCTCGCCGCCAAAGCTGGCAAGGCAATAATCCCGATGTTACAAGGCAGATACCCGACCACCGAAGAGAAGCTGGCCAATGATCCTGAACTCAGGAAATACTTAGAACTAATTAGTTAACAATATATTTTATATGACAAAAGTAAAAGCTCTACGCCACGGCGAAATCGCCTTTGTTTCAATCCCCGAACTCCCCAAAGGGCTGAAACAGGAAGACACCAAAGTAATTGTCACAGGTTCACATGGCAATTCACACACCTTCGATAACGGAAAACTATACTTCAAAAAAGAGAGTGATCATGTAATCGGCTACTTTGAGGCCAAGAATACTACCCTATTTCACGCGGAACACGGAAAGGATGGCAAAGCGTCGCTTCCTAACGGAGTCTACCAGCTTAGGAAGCAAACGGAACATACGCCGTCAGGCTTAGTTCCCGTGATCGACTAATTTTAATTCTATATTTTTGAAGACATGACTAAATATATTTCAAAACTGACCAATAAACAAAAAGCCGCAATGGCTGATTACACTAAAAAATGGATTGATATTGGATTAAAAACAGGAGAAACGGATTTTGAAACCTTTGATAAATACTTCCCGGTCTGTTATGAAAAAGCAGGTCTGGTATACCCAAAGAATGTTGTCCGTGTTAAATCTCCTTTAGTGGGTGCTTTAGCTTCCGCAATAGCGGAGGCAATATGGAATAAAAAACGCGATGCTGTTGGCGATGCTGTTGGCGGTGCTGTTGGCGGTGCTGTTGGCGATGCTGTTGGCGGTGCTGTTGGCGGTGCTGTTGGCGGTGCTGTTGGCGAGGCTGTTGGCGGGGCTGTTGGCGGTGCTGTTGGCGATGCTGTTGGAGGG